TACTATTGACGGAGCAGGGTTCTATATGGGAGTTAACAGCGCAGCAGCTACAAATAACCCACATTATGATATATCACCAGCACCAACTAGCATAGGAACTAAGCAATATGACTTTGGAAGTTCTGAAAGTATATTAGCTAATACTACATATTACTATTGGGGAACAGCTACAAATCAATACAGCTCAACAAAAGGTGTATCTAGTACTTACGAAACAGTTGTAACAACCACAGCACCATCTGCGCCATCAGTAGAAACACAAACAGAAAGTAGTGTAACATCTACAAGTTTTACGGGTAATATAAACATAACAAATGATAATGGTGCTAGTATAACAAGTGCAGGTATTTGGATGGGAACTAATAGTTCAGCTTATAATGCAGCAGGTAATACTTTTTATAATATATCTACTACATCTACAGGAGTTAAATCATTAAACTTTACAAGTCTTACTGGTAATACAAATTATTATTATTGGGGATCAGCAACTAATAGTGCAGGTACAACTATATCAACAGCATATGAAACAGTAACAACGCCTCTGCAAACATATCCTTATATAGTTTATTATAACAATACAAGTGCTTTTTATGCTTGTGTAGTTAGTAGTACAAGTACATATTATTCTACATCATCTAGTTGGGCGGCAGGTATAACATTATATACTGATTCAGCGGCTACAACTCTAGCACCTGACGGATGGTATAGGTATAACCCAAATACATACAATGAAATTAGCGGGGGTAACGGAGTATTAGGAACACAACAAAATTGTAATTTAGATGTACAAAGATTAAGAATAACAACAGCATATCCTAGTACAAATTTTTATGATATAACAACAGCATTTAATTCTACATTAAGCACAACTAAACTATTATGGACTACTATACCAATTACAGGGGGAAGTAGAGTTTATACAGATGAAAACCTAACAACACCTGTTACATATGGTTTAGGAACATTTAAAACTTTACATACATATCCACAAGATTATAAATATCAACTATATCCAGATCAAGCATTTTTTGCAGCAAAGATTCAAAGATATAATACAAGTACCCAACAATGGTATGACTATCAATCTCAATATACACAGTTCTGGCAATTAGATAGTAGTGGTTATTTAGAAAGAGTTTATTGGAATTATGATAATGGTGATTTATACTATGACAGCGTTAACCCATCTACAGCAGGTTTATCTGGTATTAAAATATCAAGCACAGGTAGTAGCGATGCAACAACTGCTTGTAGTACTACACCAAGTACAATAGTTTATTACGATGAAACTACTTTAGGCAATAATACAGTATTATATACAGATTCTAGAGATGCAGGAGAAAGTACTGCTAATAATAAATTTAATGGTGGTGGTAACTGGTATAAGTTTGAAAATAACTATAGAGCGCAAATAAGTAGCACAGGTGTAATATCTAATTATGCAAGTTGTTAAAAAAATAAAATAAAGTTATTATATATATATGTTACATAGCATAATCGAATTATTGAAGTACTCTAAAAGCAAAAGCGAGAATGTATTGATAGCTAAAGGTAAATACAAGCTGCCTAACAGTTTAGGAGAAGCATATAAACAATTTAAAACTGAAATTAAATGGCAGTCAAAAAAGTAATAGAGTTAGAGATTGATGTTAATAATTTAGAGAAATCATTACTTGATATACAAAAGGATTTTAAAGAATTAAAAGAATCGGTACAATCTTTTGACGAAACTGGTAAAAAAACTAACGATGATTTACAAAAAGGTTTTAAAGGTGTAAATAATCAAGTAGTAAGTTTACAAAGAGGTTTTACTGGACTAGCACTTGCATTAAAGTCTATTGGTATAGGTTTAGTTTTAGAAGCCTTTAATACTTTGAAATCTGTATTTGCAGCCAACCAAACAGTATCAGATCAATTTAGAAAAACGTTCTTATTTGTAGTAAATGTATTTAATGCGTTTGTTAATTTTGTTACAGATAAATTTGAACCAGCGGGTACATCTTTAGTTAATTTATTTGTAGAACTAACTAAAAAAGTAGTAGTTTTTGGCGCAGTATTAATTGGTTCTGTTTTTGTACCATTAAAAAAAATAACATCAGGTATTGGGGATTTAGTAAAAGGTTTATTGTTTGCGGCAGGAGGTTTTACTGGTTTCGCACAAGCAAGTATTTTATTTAAATCAGCAAGTGAAAATTTAGGCGGTGCTTTCGATCAGCTAGATATAATAAAGTTTGTTGATGAATTAACTGGTGGTATTGGTGGTTTAGAAGATCTTATTGATGGGCTTTACGAAGCTGCAGATGCAACTGTTGAATTAGATAAAAGAGCTAGGAAAGCAGCAGCTGAACAAGAAGGTATTAGGCTTAAAGCATTAACAGCACAAGAAAAAGAAAGAAGGGTAAGGGATGATATACGTAATGATATAGAAGTAAGAATACAGGCTAATGAAAAATTAGGTGAATTACAAAGACAACAAATAGAAGATGAAAGAAAATTAGTTAATTTACAAGTAGCGGCAGCAACAGCTGCACGTGTTGGACAAGAAGAAAATCTTGATTTAGAAATAGCAGAAATAGAAGCAAAAACTAGATTATTAGAAATTGATGAAAGGATATTAGCACAAACATCAGAACAACAATCAAACCAAGCTGCTTTACAAAAAGAAAAATTAGATGGTATAAATGCTGAATTAGACCTACAATCACAATTAAGGATACAAGACATACAGGCTAGGATGGAGATTGAGGATGGTGTATTAGATCGTTTAAAATTAGAGCAAGAATTAGCAGATGAAGAAGTAAGAATTGCTACAGAAAAATTTAACAAAACTAAAGAGTTGTTTGATGAAAATACAATTGAATATAAAAATGCACTAGCAGCTCAAACAGCAGCTACAGAAAAAGCTAAAGACACAGAACTTAAAATAGAAAAATTAACAGCTGAAGCAAAAAGGCAAATTGTAGCAGACGCATTAGGTGGTTTAGCTGAATTGTTAGGACAAGAGTCAGCAGCAGGTAAAGCAGCAGCAATAGCACAGTCAATTATAAACACATATCAAGGTGCAACTAAAGCATTAGGTCAAGGTGGTATATTTGGTGCAGTAGCAGCAGCAGGTGTTATAGCTTCAGGTATGGCATCGGTTAAAAAAATAGTTGCAACAAAAATACCAGGAGCTGAAGGGAGTGGGGGTGCAGCTGCAATATCAGGTGTTGGAGGTCAAATACAAAACATTGAACAAGCAATACCTGGTTTTAATGTAGTAGGAGCTTCACCAATAAATCAAATAACAGAAGCACTTAATAAACCACAAAGAGCTTATGTAGTGTCAGGTGATGTAACAACAGCACAACAATTAGACAGAAATATTATAAACGAAAGTGGAATATAAAAAAAACAAGAATAAATATATTATATAATTATGAAGATTGTAGAACTTATACTAGACGAAGAACAAGAGTATTCAGGTATTGAAGCTATATCTATTGTAGAGAAACCTGCTATAGAAGAAGATTTTATTACACTAAACGCTGAAGTAGAATATAAATTAGCAGAAGTAGATGATGAAAAAAGAATATTACTAGGTGCGTTACTAATACCTAATAAACCAATATTACGTTTAGGAGAAGATGGTGAATATTATATATATTTTTCAAAAGATACAGTTCGTAAAGCAAGCGAATTATATTTAATGGAAGGTAACCAAAACAATGCAACACTAGAACACCAAATGCAACTAAAAGGTTTAAGTTTGGTAGAATCGTGGATAGTAGAAGATCCGATTAAAGACAAAACAGCATTTTATGGTTTAAAATACCCAGTAGGTACTTGGGTAGGTAGTGTTAAAGTAAATAGCGAGAAAGTATGGCAAGAATTTGTTAAAACAGGTGCCGTAAAAGGTTTTTCAATAGAAGGCTATTTTCAAGATAAGTCTACATATAGAAAAGATGAGTTAAATGCTATAGAAATAGAAGAAGCAGAGTATTTATTATCTACTTTAAAAGATATTGTTAATGGTTTAGAGGTTACACTAGAAAGTTTTAATGATTACCCTGATTCTGTTGCTAATAATGCTAAAAGAGGTATAGAACTTAACGAAAAAGTAAATAATAAGTGTGCAACCGATGTAGGTAAGATAAGAGCGCAACAATTAGCTAAAAAAGAAAAGATAAGTACTGAAACAATAAAAAGAATGTATAGTTATTTATCTAGAGCAGAAGAATACTATGATGAAAGCGATACAACTGCTTGTGGTACTATAAGTTACTTACTATGGGGTGGTAAATCTGCTAAAAGCTGGGCTGAAGCTAAAATAAATGAGTTAAACCTAGAATTAAAAAAACCTTGTCAACCAGGTTACGAAATGATTGGTACTAAAATGAAAAATGGTAGAAAAGTACCAAACTGCGTACCAATAAAAAAATAATATGTGTAACTGCGAAACTTGTATCTGTAAATAATGCCAAAGAAAGATAAACATTATAAAACACCTAGTAGAACGTCACCTAAAGGTGCTAGAAGGGCTTGTTTGTGTCCAGATAATACTTATAGTCGTAAATGCTGCGATGGTTCATTAGAAGCGCAGGGAATAGGTCGTATCTAAAATTTCTTTAACACAAAATGTAAAAAAATATCGTGTATTCATTATATAGTTATGAATGCTACAGAGATATTATCAAAGGTCAAAACTTTATTAGGTGTTGATCCTAATAATGTAGACATAAAATTAGAACAAATTTCTTTAGAAGAAATAACTCTGGAGAACGGTACTGTGCTAACTGCTGATAAGTTTGAATCAGGTAGCGAAGTATTTATTAAAACAGAGGATCAGAATGTTCCCTTACCTGTAGGTGAGTATGAACTAACTGAGAATAGAATATTAATCGTTAAAACAGAAGGTATGATAGAAGATATCAAAAATTCAGAAGAAGTAGTAGAAGAAACTGCAGCAGCAGTAGAAGATACTAACCTTGAAGAAGCACCAGTTCAGGAAGAAGAAAAATCTGAAATGGGTTATGCTACTAAAGAGGAACTTACAGCTTTAGCAGAATCTGTTGAAGAAGTAAAAGAGCAAATCAAAGGACTTATCGATGCTATATCAAGCGATAAGGAAAAAGAGGAAATGTCACAGCAAGAAGAATTATCTAAACCTGCGGCAGAAGGCATTAAACATTCACCTGAAAACGTAGAAGAAAAATTAGGTGCAAAGTTTGCAGTTAACTCTAATCAAAACACTACCTATGGTAGAGTATTACAAGCAATTTCTAACAATAATTAATTAAATAATGGCAACAACAACTTCAATAACAACAACGTATGCTGGAGAATTTGCAGGGAAGTATATTTCAGCTGCTCTATTATCTGGTAAAACACTAGCAGAAGGTAACATATCTATTGTACCTAATGTTAAGTTTAAACAAGTAATGAAAAAAGTAGCAACGGATGCAATCGTAAAAGATGCAACTTGTGACTTTACAGATACTTCAACACTAACTTTAACTGAAAGAATCTTACAACCAGAAGAATTTCAGGTAAACTTAGAGTTATGTAAAAAAGACTTTAGATCAGACTGGGAAGCAGTATCAATGGGATATTCTGCATTTGATAACTTACCTCCTAAGTTTTCTGACTTTTTAATTGCTCACGTAGCAGATAAAGTAGCTCAAAAAATGGAACAAAACATTTGGACAGGTACTAATGCAACTGCAGGAGAGTTTGATGGTTTCATCACAACTTTAGGTGC